GGAGCGTCCCATCATCCCGTTCTGGACGGGGGGCAGCGGGATGTACCAGGCATCCTCGTCGAGCAGCACGCGCTCCCCGCGCCCCGGTTCGGTGACGCGAAACCGCAGGCTGCGATCCGACAGCATCTCGACCTGGAAGTGATCCGGCGAAATCCGCCACAGCCGCTCTTCACGGCCCCAGCTTTGGCGCTCCGCCAGGAAGCGGCCATGCGAGGCCAGGTCGTCGACCAGGTTGGCGAAGAACTCGTAGGAGGTCTCGCGCGGGTTCGGGTTGGCCAGCAGCCGCGCCACCGGGTGGCCCGCGCGCTTCCGGCGCTGGTCGCCCGCATCCCGCTCGAAGACCGAGAAGGATAGGCCCGCCACCGTTTCGCTGAGCACCTGCAGGCAGCCGCGCACGACGGGAACGGTGCGGGCGCTCTCGATCGTGACCTTCACGCCCGCGGCCGAGGGCTTGCCGACGCGCCCATACCAGAAGTCGTCGCCCGGATCGCGCGTACCCGACGCCGAGGCGCTCGCCTGCGCCACGGCCCCGCCACCGAACATGGAGAACAGCCCCATCACGCCACCCTGTAATCGGCCGGGATGGTGATCTGCGACACGGCCGCGACGGGATTGCGCGCCATCAGCAGGAACGCGTTCAGCGACGCGATCAGCGGATCGATCTTCGCCTTGCCCGCGGTTTCCTTGGTGATGATCACGGCATTGCCTCTCTGTTCGGTTTTCGCGTTTCCGAGGACCCAGTCCATCATGGGCTGGCGTCCGTGCCGGAGCGTTCCATTCTTCAGCTTTCGCTCCATCCCCCAGATCGCCGGGGACAGCCGGTAGCCCTGCGGAATGGCCAGCAGCAGATCGTCATCAAGACCGCGTCCCACGAGCTCATCGACGATCGCCGAGATCCCTGCCGGGTCGAGGCCCACCGCGCCGCTGTCGGGCAGCAGGTCCGCCTTGAACAGCCGCTCCACGTAGTCCCCGACCTCGACGACATCCTGCGTCGGATCCTCGCCCGTCAGGATGGTCAGGTCCCCGGCCGTCGCGAAGTCGTGCAGTCGCGGCGCGATCTCCTTGCGCAGCTCGAGCACCTCGGGATGGGCCCAGGCATGCGCCCAGTGCAGCCAGCGCTTGGTCTCGCGATCGCGGCCGATCACCGCGAGGCCGAGAAGATCGTCGAGGCCGCCGCCATCGACGCCCGCCACCGCGACCTCGCTGCGCGCGATCAGCTCGTCGAGCGTCAGGCCCGCCTCACCCGCACCCTCCCAGTGCCGTGCGCCGATCCAGCTGTCGGTCCTGAGCCCGACGCCCACCTCGACGTTGAAGTGCTGCGAGGCGAGAAGCGCCATGGCGGCCGGGCCGTCGCGTTCGGCCACCAGGAGCTGGTCCGCCAGGAACTGTGGATCGACGGAGACGCCGAGGTTCGGGTTCACCAGCCCCCAGGTCGCGGGCTTCTTCCAGCCGCCCTTCGTCGCCATGCTTTCGGGCAGCTCGTAGAGCACCGCCAGCAGCGGCAGGCGAAGATCGCCGTCGCGCACGGCGCGGGCCTTGTCGAGCTCCTGCTTGAAGACGCCGGCCGGCGGCTCCTTCGACTGGGTCGTGATCTGCATCAGGAACCCGTCGGGCCGCGCGGCCAGCGCGCCCCGGATCTCGACGAACACCGCCGCCGCGCTCGACTTCTTCGCAAACTCGTGCGTCTCGTCGATCAGCGTGAACGTGGCCTTGCCGCCGGTGATCGCATCCGTGTCCGCCGCCTTCACGGCGATCTCGGCGCGGCTCACCCGGTGGACGATCTTGCGCAGGTGATCGCGCACGTGGAACGTCTTGGCCAGCGCCGCGTCGAGGCGGATGATCCCCTTCGCCTGCTTGAAGGCGATCTCGGCGATGGTCTTGGTCGGCGCGATCAAGAGCAGCTCAGCCTCGGGCCGCTCGTTCATGATCGCGGCCGTGACGATGATGGCCGCGGCGATCGACGACTTCCCGTTCTTCTTCGGGATCAGCAGGAAGAACTCCCGCAGGGCCCGCCTTTTTGTCTCGGGATCGTAGCTGCCGAAGATCGCCGCGACCAGGTCGAACACCCACTGCTCGCAGGCTTCGCCATAGGTCGGGGTGCCGATGATGTCGGGCACCCGCAGTCGTTTGAATATCCGCAGGGCCTTCTGCGCCACCGCGTCGAACAGCGGCAGATCCGGGATCAGGCTCTCGCGGTTGCGGATCCGCTGTTCCCAGTCCGGGATCGCGGTATCCCAGGCGTCGCCGATGCGCTGCGCCATGGCGGCGTCAGTTCACCATGCCGGGGAACTGCAGGTCGCTTCCCCATTCATCGTCATCGCCCGCACCCGCGGCTTCGGCATCGAGCTGCGCCTGCTCCTTCTTGCCCAGCCGCTCGACCTTCGTCTTGGCCTGGCCGCCGGCGGGCTTTTCCATCCGCTGGCCCGCGCGCATCAGGTCGGACCGCTCGAGCATCTTGGTCAGCTCCTTCAGTGCGCCGACGTTGCCGGCATTGGCCTGCTCCATGACGATCTCGAAGCGCCGGGCATCGAGGCGGTCGCGCATCTGGTCGCGCTCCTTCAGCTCGGCTCTAAAATACCGCTTCAGCGTCGCCTCGGAGACCGGGATCGCCGCCGCCACACGGGTGTTCGACCATCCCAGCGCCAGCAACAGTTTGACTTTGTTGCGATCTTTTTCGGTGGCCTCGTAGGGCGGCCGACCGCGCTGGCCCTTACCCGGCCGGACGGGATTGCCGAACAGGTCGAAAATCTCATCAGCCACGAAAAAAATCTCCGCATGAGTACGAGGGCCGGTCTAGAGCCGAGCGGCCTCTCAGGTTTCGACACCCCCCTCCCCTTCGCCGGTTTTGACGCGGATCAGGCCAAACCGCCTCGTTCCTCGCGCTGTTTGGCGCTGTCGTGGCAGCGTTTGCACAAGCACTGCAGGTTCTGGCGATCCCAGAAGAGCGCGGCGACACCGCGATGCGGCACCTTGTGGTCCGCGACCAGCAGCGCCGTGTCGCCCTCGACCCGCTGGCACCGGACGCAGGTGAAGGCCGCTTCGAGGAGGACCTCCCAGCGCAGCGCCTGCCAGCGCGCCGTCTTGTACCAGCTGCGCCAGGCATGGCGCGCGTCGCGCTCCCGGCTCTCGCTCGGACGCTCAATGTAGGACAGGCGCGGCGCCAAGGACCGGAGCGGCTGGCCCAGCTGCTTCAGTCGACCCATCGGCCCGCCTCGCGATGTTCGGAAAAGGAAACGCCCGGTCGGGTCTCGGGTCCCGCCGGGCGCACTTGGTGATGATGCCCTAAGGGCTACATCCGGTGGGCTTAGTGGAAAAGCCCCTTTTTGCTGTCAGAGGGCATAAAGGCGATCCAGCGCCCCGCACAGCGCCTCTCTGAGGGGGCCACGCGAGCCTTGTGTGCTCGACCATCCGAAGGCTTCCCGCAACTCTTTCAGGGTCTTGCCTTCAATGCACACCGCATCGACCAGCTGGCGCGCGCGGATGGTGCGGCGCGGATCATCCGCCCGGCGCCGTTGGGGCGCGAGCACCACCTCGTCGCCGATCGCACACAGCATTCGGCGGTAGCGCTGGATGTCGTGGATCACCGCATCGATCCACGAACCCGAGCCGTCGCCCGCCTTCGTCTGACCCTCGATCGAGGAGCACTTGACGCCCGCCGCGTCCACCCGCTCGGCCAGCGCGGCATAGACCCGGCCCGCCTCGACCTGGGCGACGGTGAACAGCGCGGGCCCCTCCGGATCGCGCCGGCGCGCCTGCAGCTCCATCCGGTCGAAGGCATCGACGGTCGCGGCCGGATGGAAGCCTTCGGCCGTAGCGCGCCGCGTGCGCAGCCCCGAAGGCGTCATCACCGTCTCGTACTGGCGCAGCACCCGCATCGGCCCCCGACCGGGCGCGACGGGGATCTCGGGGCTGCAGTCGACGGGCGGCTGCGCTTGGGCGAGCAGCGCCTGCACCCGGTCAACCTCCTCCGAGAGGCGATCCTTGCCGGTGACGGGGCGCGCGGTGAGGCCGAGGAAGCTGAAATGCTGGGTCATGGGCGGGTCTTTCTCAATATTTGGTGGTGCTGTTGAACCGGGGGCTAGGGTCTTGTGGTGGGTCGTTTGGGGTCAGGGAGGAACGGGAGGATAAATCAAGGCCATCAAGCTATCCTCCCTGATCCCCTTCTCTTTCAGATCGCTGTATTCGTTGGATAAAAAGGGAAGGAGTAGAGGATAGGGAGGATAGGGAGGATAATTCCGGTATACGCATGAGGGCCTTTTGTTTGGCTTGGTAGCAGTCAGAGATACGCGCGTACGCGTATGCCGAAATCATCCTCCCTATCCTCCCTTGGCTCCCTTGACGGGGTGCAAGCTACTGATCTGACTACCCTTCCCCCGCACCCCCTTTGCCGCGCCATCCTCCCGCCGGCGCCTCCATCCTCCCCATCCTCCCGGCTGTCCTCATCAATAGGGGTCCGGGGCCCAGTCAGCGGGCGATCCCGAGGACGGCGGCAGGGGAGGCAGGCTGCGATAGCCGCCGCTGCCGCTGGTGCCGTCTTCCATGCGGCTCTTGAACTCATCGGACAGGAGCAAGCCGCGATAACCCGCGACGCTGCGCTTGCCGTCCGTGAAGGTCAGCCCGGAGCGCCGGTCACGGTAATGGTCCGCCTTGGACTTGAGCCGCAGCTGCACCGTGCGCGGCGTCCATTGGCTGTCGCCGCGCTCGTCCATCCAGTAGTTGAAGGCGGTGACGAGATCCTTGGTCCGGGTGAAGGCCTCCGGATCGCCCGTGACCTCGCAGCACTGGTCGAGGAAGCTGCCGACCGGATCGCTCTCCTCGCGATAGGCGCGGGTCGCCTCGGCCACGCTTTCGGGCACCTGCAGCCCGAGCTCAAGATAATCTTCCAGCCCCTCGATCAGCCAGTTCAGGATGCCGGCCCGCTCCTCCCAGAGCTTCCGGCCGAGATGCGGGTCCCGTTCCTCCTCGGGGATCTGCACCCCGAAGAGCACCAGCAGCACCCGCCGCCAGATGCCGTCATCGGTGCCGCGGATCTCCGGCTTGTGGTTGCCCGAGATCACCAGCTTGAACTTGGGGTTCACCTCGACGAAGTCCTCGCGCAGGGCGCGCACCAGGATCGGCTCGCCGCCGGTGAGCTCCTTGATCGTGCCCTCCTTCAACCGCTCGCCCTGCTCCGGCTCCGAGGCGCGGACCATGCGCGCGCCCATCAGCGGGATCAGGTCGGGCGTGGCATCGGCGCCGCCGCGCTTTGACTGACCGGTCAGCGACTCGATCTTCGCGGTGGCGGAGTAATCACCCATCATTCGGGCCATCAGATCCACCAGGACCGACTTGCCGTTCGCGCCGTGGCCGTAGAAGAACACGAGATTCTGCACGACGACGCCGGTCATCGAGAGAGCGAACCAGCGCTGCAGGAAGCCGCGGATCTGCGGGTCGGGCTGCACCCGGCGCAGGAAGGCCTCGAAGAGCGGCGCCTTCGCCTCCGGATCGTGCTCGACCGGCATGCATTTGGTGAGGTAGTCCTCGCGGTCGTGCTCACGCATCTGCCAAGTCGCGCGCTTCGGCTGGCCCTTCGCCTCCTGCACCACGAAGTGCAGCGTGCCGGACGCGGTGTTGATTGCCAGCGGATCGGCATCGAGTTCGTCCAGCGTCTTCGACAGGGTCACGCCAGCCTCGGTCAGCATGGCGTCTATCTTGCCGGTGTTGCCGGTCGACTTGGCAAAGGTGCGGTGCTCTGTCTTTCGCTTCCCGAGCGCCTTCTTCACCGCCAGCGCGGCGTTGACCTTCTGGTGCGCCGCAGCGAGCGCCGCCTCGTCCTCTTCGGTCCGCTCTTCGATCGCCCGCAGACGACGCACCTCGGCCTCGGCCGTGGGCAGCGCATCGAGCCGCTGGCGTTCCCAGTCATCGAGCGCAAGGAACCGGACCTCCTCGAGCATCCGGTCGCTGACTGACTGTGCCAGGCGCCGCACGGCGAGGCCGTTGCTGTCCTGCGCCCAGCGGCTGCCGTCCCAGCCGAACCAGCCAACCCGGGGCACCTGGACCACGTCGCTGCCGTGATAGAGCACGAAGCGCCGCCCGTTGCCGACATCGTTGAGCGGAAAGCCCGATCCCTCGATCTCCGGGGCCGGGGAGGCGTCTGGGTCACCGGGATCATTCGGTCCGCCCGGCTCCTGATCGCGAGGATCGGCGGAATCGTCTTCGGGGTCCGGGGTTTCGGCGGCGATCGGCACATCACCCATGTCGATCTCCTCGGCCGAGGCGAAACGGTCGCGCACTTCGCGCAGCGGATCGAGATCATCCGTCATTGTGGGTCCCTCGTCAGAATGTCGTTCAAGTCCTGTCCCTCGCCCGCGTGGACGATGGAGATGCTGTCGAGCCCGCGGATCCGCGCACGGGCGCGGCGCAGACCGGAAAGGAGTTGGGCGCGAGTCACGCGCGGGTCGCTGTCGCCGTCCTGGATGAAGACCAGGCGCCGGATCCACGGCGGCGGCAGAAAGGCGGTGTCGTCCTCGAGATCGGGGATGCCGGCGTACTTCATGCCCTTGCCGCGCAGCACGCGCTTGCCGGCCATGTTGCCGAGATCGATCCCGGCCCAGTAGGCCGCCCCCGGCAGCGCATCGGCCGCGAGCGCGGTCAGCGTGGTCTCGATCCCCTCGCCCATCACCAGCGTGTCGAAATCGCCCTGCCTGACGCGGTGATGCGTCAGCCGGATGGCGCAACCCTTCTTGGAGCCGAGGCTCTTCTTGCGATCGAGGATCTCGCCGTCGTGCTCGATCCGCGCCTTGCCCTGCGGCCGGTCGAGATCGAACCAGGTGCGATGCACGGCCGAGAAGCCGCCACCGGGCAGCTGGATCGCCGCGAGCATGGCGGGGCCGCGATGAACTTCCTGCCAGCCGCGGCCCTCGGCCGGAATCATGTAGGGCAGCGCCGGCGCATAGCGCAGGCAGGGCGGCGGGGTTGTGGCAACCGCTTCCGGCAGACCGCGCAGCCGCAGGTAATCGACCACGGGCGAACCGGCGGCGGGCACGGCCGCATCCCAGATGGTGCGCGCGGCCGAGACTGCTTCGGCGCGCTTGCGCTCGGCCACCCGCTCGGCCTCGGCCCGATCGCGCTCCCGCGCCGCCTCGCGCTGCCGGCGAACCTCGGGATCGACCTCGCGCTCTGCCTCGCCCACAAGCCAGGCCAGCGCCGCCTTGAAGTCGCAGGCGAGCACCAACTCGACCAGGCGCACGCCGTCGCCGCCACCGCAATGCCGGCAGTTGAACACGCCGAGATCGGGGTTGATCGAGAAGCGGTCCTTGCCACCGCAGGCCGGGCACGGCCCCACCTGTTCGCGCCCGGCAGGCTTCAGCCCCCGGATGTCGAGCCGGTGCGCCACCTCCGCGACCGGGATCGCGCGGGCCTCCTCGAGCCGGGTATCATCCATCATCGACATGCCCGCCTCACAGCCCGCCGGTCAGGCGCTGCTGCGCCGCGTCGGACCGACCCGCATAGAGCATCAGCAGCGCCCGGCGCAGCAGCTCATCCGCCTGTTCCGGTCTGATGCCGGCGGCGCCATGGGCCACACGGCCGGCTTGCACGCGCACCAGCTCGATCGGTTCGGCCAGCGGCTCGTCATTCGGTTTGCCGAGGCGCGCCAGCACCTCCCGCAGCCGGACGCGCAGGCTGTCGCGCACATCGGCCGAGCGGGACGGTGTCAGCGCATAGGTGACCGAGGTCTCGACCATCGCCGCCACCGCCGCGAGATCCACCGGATGACGCGCTCGCTCAGCCATGGTCGGCCTCGCGTTGCCAGGCATCGAAGCCGCTCGGAAGATCTTCGCGCAAAAGCTGCGCCGTGCGCTCGGCATCGCTGCGCACCGCGCCGTCCTTCCAGTCGCAGACGAAGTGGAAGAGCGCGAGACCCGCCCCCTCGTGATCATCAGGCGCATCCGCCACGAAAGCAGTGACCGCCGCCATCGCAAGCGCATCCTCCGGCACGAGATCCCGTGCGTAGAGAGCGAAGCCCTCGATCTCGCCGGCCGTGACAGGCCGCTGGCGCGCCTCGAGCGCAATCGTCAACGCACGGTAGCCGAAAGCCATGCAGGGATTGAGCCCGGTCATTCCTGATGCCCCGACCGGCGCGGCGCCACCACCAGCTCACGGCGCAGTGCGATGGCGCCATTGGGCTCGCGTAGCCGCGCCAGAAGCCGCTCGGCCACGGCCGAGGGCTCGAAGCCAGCCAGATCGCAGACCATGGCGAAATCCGGCGAGCCGATCCACGCCGGCGTCGCGCCACTGGCGCTGATCGGCGCGCCCAGATGCACGTCGATCGCGGACATCAGGCACTGGCGCAGCACCTCCTGCCAGAGCGTCCGGCAGCGCGCCACGTCGGCACTGTCGGTGTGTGTCCACCACTGTTCCGGCCAAGGTTCGCGACGCTCGGCTTCGCAGGTGGCGTTGCGGTTGTCCGCCTCGACCTGCGCCTCGATCAGCTGCCGGAGACCGGGCGCAGTGCGGCCGGGCTTCTGGACCGGACCGGACCGCTCCGGTCGAGGCGAAGCGACGGACGGGGATGGCAGCAGCCGGTCTCCGCCGGCCACCTTGGCGAGATCGGACAGCAGGTCGCTCCGGCGCGGGGCGGGAACGGGACGGCTGGCCACAGCTCTCAGAGCCGCAAGGATATCGACAGTCATGACGGGGTGCCTCCTTCGCGGTGCCAGCGCTGCAGCATCGCCGTCAGCGTTTCGGTGAGCAGCGCCATCTGGCTGCGCTGCGAATAGCCGGGCTGCATACGAAGCCGGGCGACGTCGCCGTTGATCCGCGCCAGGTCGAGGTGATCGATGAAGGGGATCAGCGTGCCGGGCCGGACCATCGGCGTGGCGATCACGGCGGCGATCAGGGGCTTGAGGGTCTCGTTGCTCCAGGCCTCGACAAAGCCGCCGCCGAAGGTCGATCGAGACAGTGCTGTCAGCGCGCGGGTGACCAGCTCGCCATGCCCGGCCTCGACCATCTGGCGGATCGCCGAGACGGCATAGACCTGGCGCACCTGCCGCTTGTCGCTGCTGGCCTGGAAGGTCATGAGCTCGCAGCCGGCCGCAGCCACCACCTGCTGACATTCGACGGCCCAAGTCTCACCCGCCGCCAGTGCCGCCTTGAACACCTGGATCGGGTGCACGCGGGTCATCTCGCCGTTGATGCCGGCGAAGGCCGCGGCCTGGGCGGCGGGATCGAGGTCGACGATCAGGCCGGGCACCGCCGTGTGACCGACGAGCGCTGCGCCATGGGTGCGGTGCTGCCCGTCGATCAGCGCCAGGCGAACGCCATCGATGGGCGCGGCCATGACGGGCGAGAAGCGCGTCCATGTGAAGCGCGAGGCGATCCGGTGGATGATCTCCCAGTTCGCCTCGAGGAGCGGGCGCTGGTAACGGTCGTCGATCACGAGCCGCGCGATCGGGATCCAAAGAAGCTCAGGACGCGCCTCGATTGGCAGCTCGTCCGGCATGGAGCGGTTCGAGACGTCGATGCTGCGATAGCTCACCAGTAGCCCTCCAGCACCTTGGCCGGGGCTTCGCCTGATTCCGCGAGATCGGCCGCGCGCACCCGGTTGGTGGTCACCAGCACGGCGTGCTTGTCGAGGCCGCGCTCGCGGGCGATCGCGAGGCAGGTGCGCCCCGCGCGGCGATGCTCAAGCCATTCCAGGATGTCGTCGTCGGTGTGGATCCGCATCATGCCCCTGCCTCCTCGAGGTGATCGGCCAGAGCGCGCAGTTGCGTGGGCATGTCGGCTGGCACGGGGCCGGAGAAGAGCGGCTTGCGGTCGGCGGGCCGAATGGCCTCGATCGCGACGAGCGCAAAGAAGGGTGTAGAGCCGCGCTCGCGCACAACCTCGATCGCGAGGTGGGCGAGCGGAAACCGGGCCCGGTGGGCCGTCAATGCCGTCATGATCTGCTCTCCTCTTCGTTTCTGTCGGTCGCGGTCTCAGATGCCGCGCCGTCTTACGTCTTGGGCAGGCTTCGGTCGGGGT